TAAAAATCCGAAAAGGACGTCCTTGCCCGGTTCCGCGAAGAGATTTCCAAACTCAGCCTGTATAATTGGCGGCATAACGATGTGCCTGTTGATGCCTTGACCATAAAGCAAATCGCCTTGCGCTGTTTGGTTATAAGTTGGATAGCAGTACCTAACAAGATCGTTTAGCTTAGTAGAGTTCCACGCTGCCTCTTCAACATCGAAAGCAGGTAAGTCAAAAGAAATGCTTAGCTTTCGCTGTGTATTCTGATAATTATAAACTGGATCCATCCTTCCAAAAACCTGTGTCGGAGTCCAATTGCTAGTGAATTCGTCTTTAAAATCAGTTATAAACGCCTTGAATTCTATTTTAAATTTCGCGGCTTGCTTTGAGACTCCCGTCGAGTGTTTCTTGGCATTATAAAACGTAATTACGTCCCTTATATTGTCTGATTCGTCTGGGGCTAGGATTATCTGATTTGACATTCCTGAGCCGTATGGGACTCCTGGTTTTCTTTGTTTTGATACGCTCACTTATTCATTCCCCCTTTAGGCTCTAAAGTCCAATTTTTTATCTATTTCTGGCATTAAATTATCAATAATTCCTTTGGCAAAAACGTCCCTTCCGTTTTTATCAAACGACAATATGATTGGTCGCTCATTTTTCTTTTTATCACCTTTGCCTTTGCCTGAGTTTGCTTTCAGCAAGTTAGTGAGTTCTGATAGTAATTTTGATACATCACTGTCACCACCAGCCTCTTTTGCAGCCTCTATCAATTCTACTGTAGTGTCTACAAGCGCTTCTGCATTTTCTACTGCTGTTGTGTCTAATTCTAATGTAGCTTTGAACATATCAGCAGCACCCGTTGTAGCCGCGCTGACGGAATTAAGATTTGGTATGCCTGCGATGGACGCAAGAGAAGCAGCAACAGAACTAAAAGCCAAAGATGCGAACGTGCTAAAGCCACCCAGCTTGCCACTAAGAGTACTAATAGCAGCAGATAGAGCTTCTATCGAAGAAGTCATAGTCTTGAATGTTTCATCGAGAAGCTTTGCATCACTAACAGCCGTTTTTAAAGTTTGCCCAATTTTACTCAGCCCGCCTGTTTCAGCGTTGTTCATTGCCTGAAACATTGTTGACAGTGCTTGCAAATCTTCAGTTTTAATAAAAGCTAGAGCCGCTGCAAGCACTAGAAATCCGGCACCCAAGGCTGCGATACCGATTGCGGCAGGTATAGCTACCACTGCAAAAGCGGCGGCGGCTGCAAACAGCCCCACAACTGCGGCGAGTTTTTCAAAGCTAATACTTTCAAAAAGCATTTTAAAGCCGAGCCCAGCAAGGGCAACGGCGGCTCCAAGTGCTAAGACATACGTAGCTGACTTTGATACCATGGCTCCAAAAGAAGCTATTTGTGCGCCGAGAGTTTGCAAAGCTGGTCCTAAAGCGCCTGATGCTGTTGCTATGGCGTACATTCCCGCTGCCACAATTGGCAAGAGCAAATAAAGAACAGGAGAGTTCTCTTTAACTGCCAGTATGTAATGTAACAGTGTAAAAAATACTGCTACTGGAAGGGCGGCGGCGAGAAATGTTTTCATTCCTCCTGCTAAGCCTAAAAAGCCTACTTTAATCGCAGTAAGAACACCGCCTACAGATCCAAAAATTTTTAAAGCAGCAACAGTTAAAAGAATTACCTGAGTGGCTTCTGGACCTATCAACTGTACAAATCGGGTGACAAGCCCTATTGCCATACGCATGAGATCGATTATAGGCTGCGTGGCGACTGCCAGCTCTTGAAACAAAGTAACAAACTTTGTAACAGCAGGTGCGGCTGCGGCAGCAGCCTCTTTTAGTTTAGACATCGATGCTTCTTGTTGTTCCATTTTTCTTTGAGCAGCTTCCATGTCTTCTAATGAACCAGACATAATCTTGCCCAACTGATCAACGTTGCCACCTGTAAGAATATCAGCTAACATTTTTTTCTGGAAGAATCCCATACTTTGAAAGCTAACTCCAGCTTGATCTAATCCCTGTCTAAGTACTTTCAACTGTTCAACCGGGCCTCTCTGGGCGGCTTCAACCATTTCCATCATGTTTATATTTGTGCCAAGCGCAGCGTTTAACCGAGACGTAGCCTCAGTAGCTCCTTGGAACGTATCAAATTTACCCATGATGCTTGTTAACTCTTGCGCTTGCAAGCCTAACGTTTTAGCGGCGGCGGCTGTATCGAGGAAGACCTGTTTAGCCTCTTTTCCAAATGCTGCGAGCGTTGGAAGTGTTGCACTAAGTTGGGCGCTGAGTTGTGAAATTGGAATTCCAATTGCCTGTGTCGCAGCTTGCATCTCTATAAGTGTCTGAGTTGCTTCTTCTGTGTTCATGCCCAGGCTCTTTGTAGCAGTTTCAAAAAATCCTGCAAAATCTTTAGTATTCAAGCCTACTTGGTTAAAAGTTGCCCCAAGAGCAGCAAGCTCTGCTTGCGCTTCTTTAGACATTCCTGAGAAAGCTGTGAAGTCTTCAAGGAGAGATTGCACAGCGTCGGATGCGCCTTCTATGTCCACTCCAAGCTCAAAAGTTTGAGATCGAACTTCTGCTATCACAGAATCATAGCGACCGGCAGCACCAGTCGCCCTATTAAAAGCGGAAAGGGCGCGGTCTTGAGCACCTATCATGCCAATAGTTGCATCAAATATTTCCATTTGTGCTTGTCCAAGCAAATTAGAAGGTTTAATAGCCTGAGCCACTGTGCTGCCCATTTCTCCAAATGCTGAAGACAGCCCTTTAACGGGGTCTCCTTTCCCAAGTTCTTCTAGCTTTCCAAAGAAACTATTTTTCCAGCCTTTGCTGGAAAGTCCTAATTTACCTAAAATGGTTTCAGTTCCGTCAGCAATGTCATCTAGTGTTTCAGCCTGTTTTGTAAGTTCTTCGCCTTTTTTTCTTTCTTCTTCTACTTGTTTTACAGTTGTATTGTAAATCTCTTGAGCTTTGCTAACTTTTTCGGCTAGATCTGCTGTCTGTTCCGCTGCTTCGTCTCCCAGTGCTTCTGAGGCTTTTAGCTGGTCCTGTAGAGTAGCCAAAGCGTCTCGACTAACAGACAAGTCAGCTTCTTTCTGCGACAGCACTTCTTTAACCTCAACAAGCTGACGGGCTAGTTCCATTCGAGTTTTAGTGGCTTCGGCTCCAATTTGCTTTACCAAAGCAGCCTCTTGCTCTTTTATGCGTAAAACCTTCTCAGCTTCTCCAGAAATTTCTTTGTACAATTGTGCAAATTTCTCTGCTTGAGCGTCGTCAAATCCCAAGTTTCCAGCGGCTGTTGCAGCTTGTGTTGTGGAAAGCGTAGACCGACCGGTGCCCTCGCCTTTAAGGGCTTTTAAGATCTGTTGTAATAATTCATTTTCAGTAGCCATTCAGCTTTTCCTTTATTTAAATGGCCATTTTATTCCTGTTGCTTTTTCGAAGCTCTTAACGGCGGTCTTTAATCGAAAGTTGTCTCTGTAAGTTCTTGGATCATCCAAGCCATATCTCAAATAAGAATCCATATATCTCTTTTCTCGAAACATTGCTTTTCCAAAAGCAGCTAGTTCTGATTTTGTCCCTTTAAACATAGCGCTAATGGGCGTGCCGGTAAACATCCGACCTATCATGTATTTAATATCAGCACCAAGCTGCATAAGGGTTTGTTCTGTTAGCTCATTTCGTCTTTTTAAGCCCAAATCTATAATAACTGGCACTAATTCTTCTGTTTCTATGATGTTTTCCAAGGTATGGGTCCTCCAAGTACTATATCTACAAGGTAAATAGTTATTTTAATAAAAAAAAAGACCAGGGTTTTGCCCGGTCTTTATTATTTCTTTTTCGCCTTCTCGTATTGTTCCTTTTCTTGCTGGAATTGCTTTTGGAGCCTTTCAAGAAACCACTTTCTTAAACCGACTGGCAGGCTATACGCCTCTGTAAAGCTCCAGCCGCCATGGTATTTTAACAAAAAGAATTGTTCATACATGGCTTCCGAATATTTATTGCTTAGGCCAAAAAAAGTCCGCAGTAAAGGGAACCTCCATCTCTGTTTCATGGTCACACTCAATACATACAAAGTTCTGAGTTAGATCAAGATTGGGAGCGATAGTGGTGTACACCTTTCTCATGAATCTAGCATCGGCGGCTGGCATGTGTCCAGTGAAATCACTTAAAAGCTTTTTATCTGTTACGTCATTTAAAGAAACAATAAATGCTTTCATTTGTTCCGAAAGGAGACTATCGGTGCCATTTTTCATTTTCTTTTTCTTTTCAAGAATCTTTGAAAGGTGGGCTTCGTCCGCTCCAGTTAAAAGCCGAACTTCAGCTTTCACTTTCGTCTTGGGCAGCAAGAAAGTAAAAGTCCCTTTCTCTGTTGCTTCGAACAAAGGTTCTTCCACATCGTGTGGATGAGTTATGTTTCCTCCCATTAAATCAAAAGAAAACTGGCTCTTTGCAAGGCAGGCAGGGCACGTAACTGTTGTGTCGTATTGCCTTCCGTATGCTAAAATGCGAGAAGCCACAAGGATAGCGTTTTTGTCTCCAACAAACAAGCCAGAAGATTTAATTCTCTTATCGACCAAAACATTATCAATCAGTCTATCTAAAGCTATCCCTTTTTTCAACAATGTTCGAGAAGTTAAGATTTCTTCCTCTCGTGCTGTCATGTGTTTGATTTCGACAGTATCTTGTTGGTGGAGCGGATGATCTTCGCTGTAGAAGGTCCCTCGGGATGGAAGATCAACAAACTCCGTTGGAATAACAAAGTTTAATCCAGAGTTTGTTTGACCCAGTTGATTAGAAGGGGTAGACCCTCCAGACTCAACAACAGAAGGAAGCGGAGGAGCCGTATCTGGTGCTGCACCAGTGCGGTCTTCATTGTTTCTAGACATTTAAACCTCTTTTGTTTAGAAAAGCATTATATGATTATTCAGTATAGTTGTTAAATATTTTTTATACAAACTGGCTATTAATTTTGCGCGTTAGCTTCGAAGTCTCTTTTGTTTTGTCCCACAGGACGCTTAATAGATCCTTCTTTGTTTAGCGTTGCATAATCATATCTAAGTTCTACGCTGATTTCTGTCATATTATCGTCTTCATAAGAAAGGTCACCATACTTGATATCTTTAATCCAAGCGCCTTGAAGAACCCATTCTTCAATAACCTCAACTTGCGTTCCGTCGATGTCCTCTCCACTCATTGCATTTTGAATTTGTTGAATTTTAACCGACTGCATCTGTTTTATAGACGATCCTTTCGAAAGAGTAATTTCAGGGGTATCTGAAGATGGGACAACATAGCCAGAGTTCCACATCATGTTTTGTAAAATTTGAGCCATATCTGGATCTCCTGGGTCAACTAGTGTCATGCTCACGGTGCTCCACTCAACCCGTCCTGGGTAGTAAAAGTTGTGATTAAGATAGGAATGCTTAGTTTCTGAAACGCTGAAACTCGGCTTAGAAACTGATTTTGCAACCCAAGGTAATTGAAATTCTTGTCCAAAATAGACACGGAATCTATACGCTCTTTTCGGCTCCTCAAAGTTGCCGTAATCTGTCCAGAAAGCCATTTTTTATTTACTCCTATAATGCTACTGTAACTAGTATTTCAAAATTTATTTTTTATTTTAATCGTCAAAAGATGCGCCGGTTCTTGAAATATTGAAATCAATTGCAATATACTCGATTGCTCTTGCTGGCTTCAGGAAAATCTTTGCGTAAAGAATGTTTCTGTCAACCAAGTCAGGCGTCGTCGTGCTGTTGTCTAAAATAACCTTGAAATCAGTTAGTCCAAGACCAGACTTCACGGAATCCAAGAATGGATTCACTTGGCTCAAGAATCTGTTCCAAGTCGTTGCAACGTTTTGATCGAAAAGAATGCCGTTTGCCATTCTGGAGATTCTCTTCTTCAAGAAGATCATCAGCCTTCTGACATTGATTCTGTCAAGCGCTGAAGGTGTTACTTGAAGCGTCTTTTGTCCAAAGATAACAATTCCTTCTGCTGGGAAGCTTGCGATCGGATTAACATTTGCCTCATATAAGTCGTCGCGGTTCTTAGAAGTTAGCTTTTGTGTAACTCCCACAACATTTAATCCGGCTTGACCTCCAGATAGCCCGCCTCTGTTGAATCCAGCAGGGGCAAACCAAAGAGCAGATTCTCTCTCAGAAGAAGCCAAAGCTCCGAGGGCCACCACAGAAGGCGGTGTCATAACAACTTGGTTGTTAATGCTGTCTAGTATCTGCACCCATGGGAAGTAAGCCGCGCCATAACTTGAGTTAATGTTTCTATCTCTAAGGTTGGCTACAACTCCACCAACAGTCGCGTTATCGACTCTTGTTTTGTAACTATTGGTATTTTCGTCTGACGACTTGAAGTCTCCATCAAGATCCATGATAGCAAGGGCATCCCCTCTGTCTTCACAAGTATCTAAAAGGTGACTTGTCAACGTCTTTTCATAAATACCTGGAACAACCGCAACATTGAACTCGTTTTGTTCTGCGTCGGAAACAATATCAATAGCTTCTTTAACAGAGTTATATGCGTAGTTGTCTTTTTCTGTTTTTCCGTCTAACAAAGTATTTCTAAATGGATCTCTCTCTGTGATGTCGAGACCATCAAATCCTCCGAAAAGCGGAGCAACAAAAGAGTTGAAGCCGTATTCTAAGACCGCTTCATATCCAACTTTTGAAGAGTGACCGACAATCGGGAGCGATGCACCATCAATATATGAGTTATCTTTATAGTATGCATCAGTGCCATTGCTACTTTTGACAAGATTGTCCATGCTAAAGATCCAAGATGTCTCTAGTGGTTGTGTTCCAAATGTGAGCGAGAATGTACTACCGTTAAAGGTAGACGCGAGAGGTCTTACAATATCAATCATGCTCTCATCGAAAATCTTGCTTGTATTTGTTCTTGTTGGCAAGTATCCAAAAGAAGCATCAGTTGCTCGATTCAAGCCGCCGTCCGAAGACGACAATCTTAGCGGCAATGATGGATACAAGAAAGCTCCAGTAAACGCCATTTGGGCGTTAGCACCGTCTCTGGGAGTGACCAGCACGAATGTCCGCTGCTCTGCACCAGCAGCATAAACAGCGTCGGAGTATGTCGCCGAAAAAGCACCTGACAAAGAAAAGTCTATGCCTCCAGCGCCTTGTGTGAAGGGTTGTGAGGCACCAAAGACACAAGGTCGTTGATTTAAAACTCCCGATGGAACGATGCCGAGACCTTCTGAAGACCAATTTCCAGAGAAGGCAGTGATAATTGAAAAATCTTTTGGTTTAGGTGGACCCCAAACTCCAAATGGAAGTACTTTCGTTTTATTTGCAAGACTTCCATTTTCCAAATCTTGATTAATTTCAACGCGAATTAACTGGGATTGATTATTGTATTTTCCATACTCAATGTTTCTTCTTTGAGTAGCGCTAAAATCTATATACTTTGTTCCAATCTTGCGACCAATGTAATTGGTCGAATTAGGATTCAAATCACATTGTGAAAATCTTTCAAGAATAATTGGCGTAGCGTCAGAATCTTGTAGCTCTCTAACAACAACATCAAAAGTTCCGTAAGGATTGGTATTGTTTTTAGACTTGGCAATATTATCAATCTCAATTTTAAGATTGTGATTGGGATACTGCCCAGCTTCAAGAGCATGAAGCTTGAAAAGTCGAGGCAGCGCCGAAGCAGTATAAGCGCTTCTATCAGCCAAACTTTGAGCGACAAACCAGCCAGTCTGTGCAGCTTGAGATTGGAACCTGTGATTTGATTGATTTACTGCATCAGGATCTTCTAGTCCCAACATCACACCAACTGTGGCTCCGCTAGTGCCGCCAGTGCCTAAGCCTGCAAAGGTTATAGGCTCAGCCGAGCTAGAGACAGCTTCTTTGGCGACTGTACGGTTAATTGCAGCAGCATCGCCTTCTAGAACAAATCTTTCAAAGGTTTCACCAAGCCAGTAGTTTTTAGTGGTAGTGCTAATAGTGCTGTTGGTGAGAGTAGGATCTGTGTTAAACACGTCTCTAATGTAGTTAGGAGAATTTCTATCAAAGTTAAATGTAACAGTATCAGTTACAGTTCCAACAGAGTTAACTACTTCTGCTGTAAACTGATGGTAGTTTCCATTTGATTTAAGGAAGACACCATTTGATCCCGTTGTTACAGAGCCGGTTGCTAATGTGGAACCACTTAGTCTAATAGCCCCCTCAGTAACATACCAAACTGCTCCTAAAGCACCTGTTTGTGGGTTTGGATCACTGCCGGTCACGATTTGAGTACTAGCAGAGGAAATCAAAAAGAGACCATAAGCTCCACCGGAATTTATCGCAGTTGCGACAGTTGTTTCTGTGCCTTCGGAATTTTTAGTCATCCATCCGGCTTTACCGGCAGTCGTTGCAGAGGCGTGCTCTTTTCCAAGCAAGCGCACTACGTTAATGGGTCCAGCATTTGCTAGCCAAGCCATCGCTGCATATGAAGCATATGTAGGGGCTAGAATACTAGTTGTTGACGCTCGATAGACATCGTCTACGCCGCCTCCTGGGGCAGGGTTTCCAAAAAGTTCGACGAATTGGCTCAAAGACTCTACCCTGTTGGGTTGCATGGCACGACCGTATCGTGTTCTACCAATAACCATTGGTCCGATGCCTTGAGGTTCTTTGGGCAGTTGCGAATTATCAATTTCATTAATAAAAACGCCGGGGGATATAAACTTATACTTTTTGATTGACATTTGCAATATCTCCTATGAATAGCAAAGTGATTTAACAGCTTTATCTTAATTAAATAGTAAGATAGGAGCTGAAACTCCTTAATAATTAATCTCGGTATTTAAGATCTTCGGAAGCAATGTTCCAAGGCTCATCCCCCAAAATAGTCCTCTCTCTCCCAATTCTCACATCGACCGCGTTTTCGCGATAAACAATTTTGGGTGGTTTTTGATTTTTATCATCACCTACAACATATCCTAAGACCTTAATATTAATCTTTGTCTCGTATCTTCTTTCTTCTTCTCCCAAGTCCAAAATGTTAGATTCAAGCGAAAAATTAGAATCCACAAACGCTTCGTATCTGTGTTTGTTTCTTGTAATTAAAAAATAATTTACGGGCCTTCCTAAATTTGCAAAGGGTACGACGGCTTCGTTCAACTGCTGCTGATATTCTGTGCGAATACTAAGAGTGTAACTGATATCTAGGTAAGTTGGCAAAGGAATTGTAGCTGTCTGATAAACAACTTTTCCGTGCTTTATGGGATAATTTGGATCGTTAAAGCGGCGTTTCGCTTCAGCGTTAGAAAAATTTTGAGTTTTGTCTTGTTTGATCTTTCTTGCAATTGTTATTGCTGAATTTGGATTGGGCGAACCACCAAAAACGGTTCCCTTGCGGGATAAACTTTTTTCAAAAGATGACCTTTCTAACACCATAACTGGCAATATTATTGCGCCACTTTTATCTCTCAAGTTCTTATTGTGCTTTATTTGATAAGATCTTTCAGCCGAAGCCCATATAACTGGAACTTTTTCGAATCCTTTATTTGTGGTGCAAGATATACTCATTGTATCATTTATGTAATTAAAAAGTGCTATGTCGATGTTCTCCATGGTAGATGGCATCAAAATTTCTTCTTTAATGACTGAAGGATCTTTGACTTCAGTGTGTGAGTAATCTTTAGGTGGCATCGAACAAACCTTCGCGTGCCTTCACGCATTTAGCTGATATTTCAAACTTGTGCTGTATCTGTCCAAATAATTGTCTTGGCTCAACAAGTTTGACTATCTCATAGTATATATCACCGTAAAGAACAAAGTCGCCTTCGCGCACGAATAGATCTTGATCTTCTGTTAATCGGCGCTTGTGAAAGTGAACCATAATAGAACTATCCTTGTCAAGCCCATAGTTTCTAGTGGTAGTCTCAATTCCTTCCCAGTTTACTAAAGCATACACGCGGAGGGGAGGAAGAAAGGTTTTTTTAATTGCTTCGCCATAAAGAGAGTGAAAATTAGTATGCTCCAGGCTTATTGGATAGTAAGCGACCTGCTGTCCGATGACTCGCTCAATAAGCTCATCATTGACTTGCTTTACCAGATTTCTTTCTTTTTCTCCTAAAAAAAGAGGAGGCGGGGGTTGTAATGGCTGCTGCCACTTATCCGAATCTGAATTTGACACTTTCCTGTTCCCCTTCTGTTATCCAACAAAAATACCAGTAGGTACTTTTTCCATTGCATCCTTTGAACTTTGCATCATGTCAGCTTCCTGCTGAGCAAGCTTTGCATAAGTAAGCTCATCAAGAACTGCTTTTAATTCTTCTCTTAGGGCATTTTGCTCTTCTTTGGCCTGACTTAAAAGTTCCCCTGCATTTAAGTTAACTGACTCGCCAGGAATTGGAATAGTTGCAAACTTCCCTCTAATTTGCCCAAGCATCTCTTTTGAAAGAGCAATGGCGAATCTTCTGATCCATTGCTTGCCGATAGCGTTAATGTTTTCATAAGGAACATTTCCAAAAGGCATTGTTCCTAAGTTGTTAACCCCTTCAATTTCTCTATCGACGCCAGTGGACCCGCTAACCTGAGTCCACGCATCATTATCAACAGTGAATTCAAACCATACTTTTCTTGGAGAGGAACTTACAATCTCTGGAAAAATTCTTAAGTTATTATCTTTAATCTCGTATGAATAATGTGAATTTCTTGTCCATATAGCATCTTCATATGCCATGGCTTGTGATTTGTTTTGCCAAACAGGAATTACTTCAAATGTTGAATCATCTGCGTACATTCCATATGTAGAAAGATTTCCGACCGTATTAAGTCCACCATAATAGCCGTAAAAGCGCCACATAGCATGAGGCGTCTTATAGAAGACCTTTCTGATTGTTATTTTATTATCCCCTACTTGATTATAATAAGAAGTAGTAGAATCGTTTACAGACGATGACTGCACTATCTGAGCTAAATCATAGTCCTGTTGTCCGTTGACCGTATCAAATGATGCCGAGTATATAGGAACGTTTCCTCCTAAATCAACTTCTGTAGAGACGGTTTGACCAATTCTCTTTGAATAAGAAAAATCAAAACGAGGATATTTTAAATTAACATGTGTTCCGCTCAAGCTTGATGAAAGCGTGCCTGCTAAAATATTTCCATGATGATCAAAAGAACCAGTTGAATCTCCTAAAACGTTGTGAAGGACATTTTTTCCTTGATGAACATTTAACAAATAAGAGTATTCTAATACGGCTTCCTCATAGGATGCATACACGTTTTCTTCGGTAAGTTCGACATCAAGAACATCGCCTCCCAGTTTTTTATATGTATACGCTACTTGTTCCACAGCGCCAGACACAAAGTTTGTGCTGTACATTGCGGAAGATGCTTTTGTGTAAACGCCAAAAGGATACGAACCAGAAGCTGATGCTTTTGAAAGGGTTCCTGTGACGGGTAGCCTGACTGCGCTTGTTTGACTTGAAGGCGTTAAAGTTGGCACTGCCATGTTCGAGATTCTCCTATCAACTTAATTAGTTTCTTATAAAGGAAAACCCTTTGCGTTTAACGGCAACGGGTTTAAATCCACAATAACAAACTTTTGTGGACAGGGGGAGGAAAAAATAAGTTATTTGTTTTTATTTGTCTTTGTTTTAAAATCGCTTGTTTTTGTCTTTTTCGCACTTGGTTTTTTAGCAGTCGCATCTTCTTTTTTAGTTATAATTGGTGTGACTGTTTTTTTAGTGGTTGTCTCCACCTTTTTTGCTTCCACCACAGGCGCTTCAACAACTATTTCCTCATTTTTTTTAAGTCTGCTGCGAGGGTGTCCAGCATATTTTGGGTTAAACATATGTTTCTTCTTCTTGCCCATTGTAAATCTCCTTGAGTACTATAAATAGTTGTTAATAAATCAAAAAACAAAAAAAACCCCCTTGGTTGTACCATTTTTAATCATATTAAAACTAGGCTAAATGAGGTGCCCCTCCACATATATAACTACGAGATAAAAGAAAACCCCGGCTGAATGAACAACCGGGGTCTTTTTTATAGAACGCTACAATCTATTAGCTAGTTGCGCCGGCTTCACCAAGGAGGCCGCGTACAACAACAAGACCGTACATATCAGGACGAACCATCTTCTTCGCGTAACGAGTCATCACGCCCTTACGAGGCACGAAGTCTTCGGTTCCGAAGATAGTAGGTGTTACCTGGAGAGGTACGTATGGAGCATAGACATATCCACTTTCGAGGAAGCTAGCACCTTTACGCCCAACAAGAACAAGGTTACGTGGGAAATAAGGATCCACATAAACATCTTGCTTCTTGGAAAGGTTACCCACCTTAACAGCTCCGACGCTACCGCGATTATCATCAGCAGTCACAGAGCCACGGAAGCCTGCTGTGAATTCGAGGATATTGGCAACTTCAGGTCCACAAACAAGGAAGTTTGCGCCGCCACGAAGTGTCTTGCGGTGAATCTGAGCACTTACGTCATTAATGGTTTCGATAAGAGTCTCATACCATTCACTAACTGTACCAGTGAAGTCAGGAGCAGCCGAAGCAGCACCGATTTCAGTACCAGTTGTGCGATTAACAAAGAGACCTGGGGAACGGCTCCAGTAATAAGTACCAGCCGTTGCACCTTTAACAAGGTCCTCAAGAATTTCTTGATCAATCTCAAGAGCAATTTGCTCGGAAAGAATGCTTGTAAGCTCAACTTCAGCATCGAGGTTGTGGTAAGCATTCAAGTCTTGACCAAGTTCTGGAGTCCACTTAGCTTTAAGTTTCTTCGTCATCGCTGTAACAGCAACCGAGTCAACCTTAATGTCGATCTCACGGATTGCATTTTTAGCTGCGGAGGATCCACCACCAGTGATTAGACCTTCCTGGTTAGTAGCTTCTTCAAGTCCCCATGGATCCGTACCAACAACAGAGCCAAGACCTTGACCTGCGGTGAACGCATCTTTTTCTGGGTATCGGAAACCTAGAACCTTTCCACCGAAGAGATCTTGCATTGTGTTAGCAACAGAAAGAGCAGCGGCGGGAACCGAGATAATGAATCGCAAGGTTCTAGTTCCAGCAGCAGAGCCTGATGGATTGATCTCTGTAAGGCGACGGACAACAGTGCAAGAACCAGAAAGAGATCCGGTTGGAGTAATTGCCACAAGGTCCTTAACATTTAAATTATCATAGTTGCTAGTACCGATGTCAACGCTGACTGCCTGGATAAGTGTACCAGAAGCAATATCAGGGTCGAAACGGATAAGCTTGGCTGCGTTAGCATCACCAGCGTCGAGTGTTGTCGAATCAGCAACCAGAGTAAGAGCCATCGTACCTGTTGGGGAGGAGTAGCCATTGTTGAGGTTGTAGAATCCACCACCTTCTTCTGTGAGGTCGGAAACACCGCCAGTGATCTGATTACCAACAACTCCACCACCGTAGAGCGACTCACCAGCGTCAATACCGAGACCGACGTTAGCGGCTGTGAAATCCAAGAAGAAGATAAGTCCACTTGGAAGACTCATTGGTTGAACAGAGACTAGCTCTTGAGCAACAAGTTGTCCGAAAACACGTCGGACGAGTGGGAATGCAACAGCGGCGAAACCTTCGACGTCTCCTGCTGCCATTGCAGATGCTTCTTTAAGAAGCTGGGCGGCTTGGTTCTCAAGGAGCCGAGCCATACCATTTTTTTGGGCTTCATTGCCAAGACCCTCAAGTAGTCCAGTAGCTTCCCATTTTTCCATTAGGGCAGCGCCTTCTTGCTTGAGAGATCTAGCCTGAATGCCTTCAGTTAATTTTTCTAGAACAGACATTTTATAAATCTCCTTAATTATTTTTATTTAGTCCTGCTAATATCTTCCACCTTTCAGTAGAAGGATCATACTTCTTATCGTCTTTTTGACGATTTAAAAGCAGTGTTGAAGTAGCTTTATTGACAGCTTCGCTAAGTGATTTTGGCTGCTGCTTGGTGGCAGAGCCCACTGAACTTCTAAGCGTTTCAAAAATTATTTTTGCTTCTTCAACAGAATCAGCTTTGGAAATGGACTCGACAATTTTAATTCTTTGTCGCTCATTCAAGGAGGCATCACCCAAAACTTTATTTGTATAAAGGAGCCTTGCATTCACTAATGATGTTTCTGCAACATTCTCCTTTAAGGAACTAAAGAGCCCATTAACTTCTTTAAGTTTATTATTGAGTTCTGAATTCTTTAGTTGTAACGTGTTCTTTTCTTCTTGGAGCTTCTCGACTGCTTTTCTCATCGCTGCCAATTCTTCCTTGACTTCTGTATCTTGTTCAAGGGCAAGCAATTCTTTCTCAGCGAATTCGTATTCCTCTCGCGAGGGTGAGCCAGCCCAACCATCCTTCTGCGGGACGATGTCAACTTTGAGCTTTTCTACGATT